TTACATCCCTGTCGATCAAGACGACATATTTTATATGGAATGCTGGATTAAAACTACAGGAGGAGGTACCGTAAGGCACTATATGGGATCTATAGACTATAGCCATACGTTTGCCAGTCTGGGGGGTAACCCGGGATCTTTTGGATATTGGGTAATGTCAAATACCGCGATTACTACAGCTATGGGATGGACAAAAGTATCCGGATATATTACAGGATTTGGAAATAGTGTAGGCCAGTTTGAATCTGGCACCAAATACTGGACACCCCAAGCATTATTTAACTATACACTGAATTCAGGAACTCGCGAAAGTTATATTTCGGGGTGGAAAGTTATACGAGTAAGAAGTCCGGGCAATAGAACATTTGCAAATGATGTTACAGTAAACGGTACTTTATCAAAAACATCTGGATCATTTAAAATTGATCACCCACTACCTTCTATGACCGATACACATCATTTGGTTCACTCATTTATAGAAGGCCCTCGTGCTGATTTGATCTATAGCGACACTATACAACTTACTAACGGTGCTGCAATAGTAAACATTGATGAATATGCTACAATGACGGAAGGCACTTTCGAAGCCTTGTGTGCCTCAGTTAGATGTTTTACAAGTAATGAAGATACTTGGGATGCAGTAAAAGGCAGTGTAACTGGCAATATCTTAACCATTGAATGTCAAAATGTTTCTTCAAATGCTTTTGTATCATGGATGGTGATTGGCGAAAGAAAAGACCCTTCGATGATGTCAACAGATTGGACTAATGATAACGGGCGTGTTATTGTAGAACCAGAAAAAGTATCTGAAGTTTTAAATGCAGAATATTTGGAGGCTCCAGACCCTGAAACGGCGAATACAGATTAAAAAGATTATAACACTTAAAAAGGTATGAATTTATATACCAGAGCAATAAGGAGAATAAATAATGGAATGGCAAATTGATACGGCTGAATACCTCGTAGCTTCAGGAGATCGTAGCAACGTAATTACAACCGTACACTGGAGAGTTACAAAAACTGTGGGAGAGCATTCCGCAGGAAGCTATGGCAGTATAGGCTTAGGAGCTCCAGGAGATACCTTTATAGCTTGGGCGGATCTTACAGAAGCTAATGTACTCGCATGGGTACAGGCCGAGCTTGGAGAAGAGACGATAGCAGCTATGGAAGCGTCTTTAGATGGAGAGATTGCAGAGCAGACAGCCCCTACTACGGGGTCCGGCGTACCTTGGAGCGTCTAATGGAGTTTAAATTTAGAAAGGGAAAAATATTTAAAATTGAGAACGGGGTAAAAACTCAAGTTTCTCAAGAAGAGTATAAAGCTTCGAAAAGGGATTGGACAATTCCACCTGCTAAGACTACGCCCGTCACTGAGAATGGGCAGGATTTCTTAGAAGACGAATAATGGCAGTTCGTAGAAGAAAGGCAGCAAAAAAGAAGCCAGTACCTACGAACAAGAAGTTGTACGCGAGAGTGAAAGCTCAAGCAAAGCGTAAGTTCGCAGTATATCCTTCAGCTTACGCAAATGGTTGGCTTGTAAAAACTTACAAAGCCAAGGGCGGTAAATACCGCATGGGGAAAAAGTAATGCCAGCAGGTAAAGGAACTTACGGTAAAAAAAGAGGACGTCCTTCTAAAGCAGCAAAAAAGCGTGGAAAGAAGAAAAAATCTATGGGTTTAACTGCAAAGCAGAAGAAACTGCCTAAAGCCTTACAAGCAGCCATTCTTCGAAGAAAGAAAAAGTAATGGCAAAGCCGAAGGGTGGTTTAACCAAGTGGTTTAAAGAAAAGTGGGTAGATATTTCCCGTCCAAAAAAGGGCGGGGGGTATATGCCTTGCGGTCGTAAGAAGTCCAAAAAGGGAAAATATCCTAAGTGTGTTCCAGCTTCAAAAGCTGCTCGAATGACAGCCGCTCAACGTAAGTCTGCTATTCGTCGTAAGAGAGCCGCAGGTAACCCAGGTGGAAAGCCGACTATGGTAAAAACTTTTACTAAGTCGAAGAGGAGAATGCGACGTGGCAGCAAAAAGAAAAGGTAAGAAGAGAGACCCCCGCTTAAAAAGAGCAGGAGTTTCAGGGTTTAACAAACCAAAGCGCACTCCTGGGCATGCAAAGAAGTCTCATATTGTTGTAGCGAAGGTTGGGACTAAAATCAAAACAATTCGTTTTGGACAGAAGGGAGCTAAGACTGCAGGCAAACCAAAGGCAGGAGAAAGTGCAGCAATGAAAGCGAAGCGTAAAAGCTTTAAAGCGCGTCATGCAAAGAACATTGCAAAGGGCAAAATGAGTGCAGCTTATTGGGCCGATAAGGTGAAATGGTGATGGGGGAGGAACTAGAGAAGGCAGGCTTTCATCCTGCAGATGTAAATGGGGACCATAAAGTAGACGAGCAAGAGAAGAAAATGTATCTTGAATTTAAACGCAAAGAGCTAGAAGACCTTGATGCTATGCGCGACGCTCAAAGAAACATGACTTGGTTTGCTCTTGCAGGCATGTTGTTGTATCCTGCAACGGTAATGACGACTGAGCTTATGGGACTTCACCAAGCAGCAGAAATACTAGGGGCTATGGCTTCCGTATACTTTGTATCTGTAGCAGGCATTGTAGCAGCCTTTTTCGGCACTCAAGCATGGAGTGGTAAAAAATGATGAGTTTTATTTTAACAGTATTTGATATATTATATGCGGTTCCAGTAATTGTAACCGTATCTTCAGCAATAGCGGCAACAACTCCAACTCCTATGGATGATAAGATTTGGAGTAAGATTTACAAGTACATTGATGTATTCGCAATTAACGTAGGAAAAGCAAAAGAAAAATAATTATGGCAGTAGAAATAAGTAGAAGAGATTTAATCTCTGAACACATTGTAGAGTTTTTACCTGAGACAAGGTTTCTCAAACTTCCAGTAGATCCTTATTTGGAGATGCTCGGCGTTATACCTTTACCTTCTCAAATGGCAATTATAAATGCAATTAACAATAATAAATATCGGTTTGTTTCTGCAGCAATTTCTCGTAGGCAGGGCAAAACATATATTGCAAATATAATAGGGCAGTTAGTCTCGCTAGTGCCCGGTTCTCATATTTTAATTATGTCCCCGAACTATGCCTTGTCTCAGATTTCTTTTGACTTACAGCGAAACCTTATAAAACACTTTGACTTAGAAGTTGCAAAAGACAATGCTAAAGACAAAGTAATAGAATTAACAAACGGTTCTAGTATTAGAATGGGTTCTGTTAACCAAGTTGACTCTTGTGTGGGTAGAAGTTATGATTTAATTATCTTCGATGAGGCAGCTCTTGCAGATGGAAAGGAAGCTTTTAATGTAGCTCTCCGCCCAACACTAGACAAAGATAACTCTAAAGCGTTATTTATCTCTACTCCACGAGGAAAGAGTAATTGGTTTGCAGAGTTTTTTAATAGGGGATTTAGTGATGAATTTCCAGAATGGGCATCTATTCGTGCTACTTATAAGGATAATCCACGAATGTCTGAAAGCGATGTTACGGAAGCTAGAAAAAGTATGTCCGAAGCAGAGTTCAAGCAAGAGTACGAAGCAGATTTCAACACATATGAAGGACAGATTTGGAACTTTAATCACGAAACCTGTATTGAAAACTTGGAAGAATTCGATGTTTCAAAAATGGATATATTCGCAGGTCTTGATGTGGGGTATAGAGATCCCACTGCCTTTTGCGTTTTGGCATACGACTGGGACGAGGAAAAATACTACCTCTTGGACGAATACTTAGATGCTGAAAAAACTACTGAACAGCATGCAACAGAAATTAGGAGATTGGTTGATAAGTGGGACATTGATTTTATATTCATTGATTCAGCGGCTCAGCAGACTCGATTTGACTTTGCTCAGAATTATGATATTTCTACCACCAATGCCAAAAAGTCTGTACTTGACGGTATTGCTAATGTGGCTGCTGTTGTTGACAATGATAATTTGATGGTAGATCAACGCTGTTCACACTCATTATCTTGCTTAGACCAGTATCAATGGGATCCTAATCCTAATCTAGCTCGTGAAAAGCCGAAACATAATATGGCATCGCACATGGCAGATGCGTTACGGTATGCAATCTATTCATTTGAAACTTCTTCCAGCGGGTTCTAATGGTGACCAACTCAAAAATAATGTTTGACAATTTAGTTTCCCCAAGTTATAATTTCGTTAATAAAAGTAGTATGTATAAAAAATGAAAGAGCTAAAAAGAGACCCTGTAAAGTACATTCGCGATAAAGCGAAAGCAAGATACGAGAAAGCTGAAGAGTGCTACATATGCGGAGCAACTACTAAGCTGGACTTTCATCACTACTATAGTCTAAGCCCGCTTCTTCAGAAGTGGGTAAAAGAACAAGACTATATGATGGAAGATATTCGAGAATTTAGAGACGAGTTTATTAACGAGCATATCGAAGAATTATATGATTATACAGTCACTTTGTGTCATGCTCATCATTTGAAACTGCACTCTATTTACGGTCGTAACCCATCACTACACTCAGCCCCCAAGCAACAGCGTTGGGTAGGAATACAAAGAGAGAAGCATGGCTTGGTATAATTTTTGGCAAAATACAGAAGAAAAGCTGAATCCAGCCCAGCCTTACTTTAATGAAAAAAGCATTCCCTCAAAAGAATTTACGTTTAGCTATGAGCGCGCCTACGAAGACCTAGAAGTTGTTAATCGTGGCGTAAATATGCTTGTAGATGACTGTGCAGAAATCAATGCAATTATTGGGGCTGCGAGCCCTGGTAATAGTGTGGTAAAAGGAATTAAAAGGTCTCGTGTTAATCTTTTATTAAATCATGAACCTAATCTTTTTCAAGATATTAATACTTTTCGTAGAAACTTAATTACCGATTATATACTAGATGGAAACGTCTTTATTTATTTTGACGGAGTACATCTTTACCATCTACCTGCAAGTAAAATGACAATTCATGCAAGTGAAAAAACATATATTGACAGGTACACGTATAACGAAGCAGTGAACTACTCTCCCAGTGAGATTATTCATATTAAAGAAAATTCGTTCTATTCTATCTATCGTGGAGTATCTCGTTTAAAGCCTGCGCTTCGAACAATGGTACTTATGAAAAATATGAGAGATTTTCAAGACAACTTTTTTAAGAACGGGGCTGTACCAGGTCTTGTACTTAAATCTCCAAATACTTTGTCAGAGAAAATTAAAGAACGGATGATTCAGTCTTGGACTGCTCGTTATAGACCCGATGCTGGAGGTCGTAGACCTCTTATTCTTGATGGAGGAATTGAGGTAGATTCAATTTCGAATGTAAACTTTAAAGAGCTTGACTTTCAATCTGCAATATCAGAAAATGAAAAAATTATTTTAAAAGCTCTTGGCATACCTCCCATTATGTTAGACTCTGGAAACAATGCGAATCTTCGTCCCAATATGAGAATGTACTACCTTGAAACAATTCTTCCTATTGTGCGAAAAATTAACTTTGCTTTAGAGCGTCATTTTGGTTTTGAGATTTCCGAAGACGTAACTAATATTCCTGCTCTTCAGCCCGAACTACGAGATCAAGCTCAGTATTACTCAGCATTAGTTAATACAGGCATCATAACACCTAACGAGGCACGAGAGGCAATTAACTTCGAGCCTATAGAAGGTTTTGACGATTTAAGAGTCCCCGCAAATATAGCAGGAAGCGCAACAAACCCTGAAGAAGGCGGTAGGCCCACAGAAGAAGGAGAAGAATAAATGGCAGTTCGAGTAAAACAGACAGTATTAGATATTGCGTACAAGCAGTTTAAAGAGTTTGGACTACCTCTAGATATTGAGTATAAATCATATACAGGCATTGTAGGAGCAAAAGAAGCCCTTTCGCCTCCCTCAGTAAAAAGAAGTTTTAAGGCATGGAAGTATTTACTTCATGCACTAAAAAAGCACCACCCAGATTTAGTTAAGAAACCGGAGCCAAAACCTGCTCCAAAACCTGCTCCGAAGCCGAAAGTAGCTCCGAGCAAGCCTGCTAAAGCAGAAAAGAAGAGTGAAGACTGATGGAAAAAATCTTTAACCTTACTTCTACCTTTAAGGCTTTTGATGAAGACGATGACGGTGGCGTTCACATTTGTGGAATGGCAAGTACTGCCGACTTCGATCGTGCTGGGGATACAATCTCAGCAGAAGCATGGACTAAAGGCGGTCTCGGTAACTTCGAAAAGAATCCTATTATTCTTTTCAATCACGATTATAACAAGCCTATTGGACGTGCTACAGGACTTAAAGTCACTGAAAACGGTCTTGAATTAAAGGCTAAAATTTCTAAGTCTGCGCCAGATCATGTTGCGCAGCTTGTAAAAGAAGGCATTCTTGGAGCATTTTCTGTTGGTTTCCGAGTCAAGGATGCTGATTACTTATCGGAAACCGACGGATTAAAGATTAAGGATGCTGAGTTGTTTGAGGTGTCGGTTGTTTCCGTACCCTGTAATCAAGCAGCTACTTTCTCTCTGGCGAAGTCGTTTGATTCTATTGAAGAATATAATGAGTTCAAAAAAACTTTCACTAATAGTGTAGATCTAGCCGGTCAGTCTCTGGCTAAGGATGAAGATTCATTTGAAGCTAGTGATACACCGGATGGAACTGAAAAGTCAGTTCAAAAGGAGATAAATATGTCGGAAGTAACTACTGACAAAGTCGACCTGGACGCTTTTGCTAAGAAGGTGGCGGAAGAGACTGCTGCTAAAATTGCAATGAAGCAAGCCGAGTCAAAAGCTGTAGAAGAAAAAGCAGCACAAGAAGTTGAAGCTAAGGCGCAAGTCGAAGCAGAAGCTAAACAAGTTCAAGAGCGAGCTATTACTACTGGTATTGAGTCGGGCGTAGATCGTCTTATGGCTGATGTAGAAGCTAAGCTTGCTGAAAAAGACGCTAAGATTGACGAAGTAGTTAAGTCTTTCCAGCAGCAGCTTGAAGAGAAGAGCGAAGAAATCACAAAGATGCGTGAGTCTAAGCGTGTATTTGCTGATCGTTCAGAAGGCGATACTGTCTCTAAGTGGGGCAAAGAGTTCATGAACGCACACCTTCTCGGTGTAATGACTGGTAAGGGCATGGAAGGCACTTCATACGGTCGTGGTGTTATGGAGAAAGCTGGCGTAACTTATGCTTCTGCACAGCCTAACATTGCTACTGAAGTATCTGGTCAAATGGAAAAAGAAATCATGCGTGAGCTACGACTCGCAAGTGTTTTCCGTGAGATTCAAATTAACTCACAAGCACAAGTACTGCCAATTCAGCAGGATACTGGTTTGGCTACGTTCCAGACTGGCGCTGCTACTGCAGGTAACTTGACAACTCGCGGCGGAGCTACTCCACAGCCTTCACAGGTTGTATTGAAAGCATTCCGTTTGATCTCTACCACTCTCATGGACAACCATGTAGACGAAGAGATTCTCATCAACTTGATGCCTTTACTGATTGAATCTGTTGCTCGTTCACACGCTCGCGCTGTAGACGATGCTATCTTGAATCATGATGCTACTGGTTCTGATGACTTCAGCGGCTTGATTAAGACTGCTGGAACTAACATCTTCGATACTTCTGTATCAGCCGCAGCACTTGCAACTACTTCGGTAGACGCAGCTGACTTCTTATCCGCTCGTAAGCAGATGGGTAAGTATGGTATGATGCCTGATGAGCTCGTTTATGTTGTTTCACAAGCTCGTTACTACGACCTTATTGCTGATACCGGCTTCGCCGATATTACCGATGTAGGTTCTGACGTAGCTACCAAGCTTACTGGTCAGGTAGGTTCAATCTTTGGTACTCCTGTGATTACCTCTGATAACTTCCCCGCAGAAGCTGATAATGCTTGTGTTGGCCTCGCAGTCAACGTTCGTAACTTTGCTATCCCACGCCTCCGTGGTGTGAACGTAGAGCAAGACTACGAAGTAATGAACCAGCGTAACGTTATCGTTGCTACTCAGTCACTTGGCTTTAACCAGCTAGTTGCTGATACTTCGGCTGACGTATCCGTAGTTCGTTTGAACGCAGTAGCTTAATAGCTCTGTAAACTGGGGAGGGTTTCCTCCCCAAGTTTTTACTAATTAATTTATGGCAGACTTAACTACATTAAATGATTATAAAGCAGCAGAAGGGATTAATAGTCCTAAAGATGATGCTCGCCTTAACTTTTTGATCCCTTCCGTGAGTCAATTAGTAAAAACTTATTGCGGCAATAGTTTTGTAGATTACTACTCTAGTAGCAAAACTGAAACTATAAATGTTGAATGGGATACTTATATCGTACAATTAACGGAGAGTCCTATTGTTAGCGTAACCTTGGTTGAAGAGAGAGAGTCTTATGAAGATTCTTATAAAACTCTTACAACCTCAGCGCACGAATATTTTGTAGATACTGGAACAGATAGTATCATCCGTACAACTGCTGGTAGTACGTATAAGAATTGGCGTCGTGGCCCAGGTGCAGTTCGTGTAACTTATACTGCAGGGTATAGCGCACTTCCACTAGATTTAAGACTTGCAGTTTTTGATTTAATTACTTACTACTTAAAAGATGAACATAAAGAGCGGCGCTCTATTGCAGGTGCTAGTATTCAGAATCAAGCAAGCTCAAGTCAGCGTAATAATGTAGCTTTTCCTGATCATATTAAACGCGTACTTGATTTATATAAAAACTTTTAATGAGTAGCGCAGCCTTAAAAAGACTAGCTAACTCAATTCTTAAAGATTTAGAGGAAACAGCAAATAACGCTGAAAACGATGCCCGTAAGCAGTTAGAAGATCAAATAGGACAGATTTTAATAATTAACAAAACACGCTTTTCTATGACGCTAATTAATCTAGTACCAGAACTAGCAGGCGATGAAGGAAAGGCAGCTAGAAAGGATATTTGGGATGCCTATAGCAAAAGACTAACTGGATTAAAATCTCAAGTTCCTGCCGATAGACTTGCAGAAATGAGGGAACTATACGGTCCTGATGGGGAAAAGATACCTGGTAGACGCCGAAATGATTATGTTTTTTTCATAAAAACTTATGGCAGTGCAAAAAGAGCAAAAGGGGAAGTACTGCAAGAAATAGTTAGGAAGGTTCTTAAAACCCACAAAAAAAAGTTTAGTGAAGAAAATTTAGCACGTCTAGGCGGGGCAGACAATAAAACTGGCTCGCAGTTAGGGCACGCAGAAGAAGGGCTAGGATATGCTGCTTCATCCTTGCGAGTAGCAAGAGCTCAGAAAATGTTACAAAGCTCATCTATAGCGAAAAAAGAAAAAATAGTAGATATTATAACTGATTTTGAAAATACAATAGGTCTAACTATTGACCACTCTCAGATTGTTAGTGCTGAAGGATTAAAAAAGGATTATACACCAATTTTATCTTGGCAAAAAGCCGTATCTAACAATACTTTGGCCAAATTAGAATCCCAAGCTATTAGAAGTTTTAAGGAAAAGTTGAAAGATGTTGCAACTCTAGAAAGCTCAACAAAGTTAGTGAATGCAATAGGGATGGTAATGCTAGATGCCGTAGCCCCGAAAGAAGCATCTAATGTAAGAGTTACTGGAAAGAGAAAAAAAGTCGTCAAAGAAAAAAGTAAGGCCAAGGTCGAGGGTAAGTTTAAAGGTAAAAGAAAAACTCGTGCAGTAAGAGATAGCACAGTCCCTAAGAGCGTTGCTCCAAAAAAAGAACGAAATAGAGGTATCTCTTCCACGCCTTTGGCTTTGATAGGTATTTTTAATAAAGAGCTACCTCAAACCTTACAAAAGAATATGCGAAGCCCTGCATTAAACTATCAGTCTGGCAGATTTGCAAACAGTGTGAAAGTTTTAGATGCAGTTAGCACCACTAAGGGGTACCCGAGTTTCGGCTTTAGCTATCAAAAAGATCCTTACCAAGTATTTGAAATGGGAGCAGGTACACCTCCTTGGGCAACTCCAGAGAGAGACCCCCGAAAGATCATTGATAATTCTATGAGAGAGATTGCAGCAAAATACGCTATAGGACGATTCTTCACAAGGAGGCTATAATGACAAGCAACAGTAGACAGTACTCTAGCCGAAGAGCAGCAATTACAAAAGGAATAGCAGACGCGCTCGCGCAAATAGACGGAAGAGGTATTTTCCATACAGCAGTCGCGGAAGTAAGCCCTAGACTTAAGTTCTGGGACGAAGTGGAAGAGTTTCCTGCAATCCATCTAAATGCAGGCTCCGAAAGACGAGAATACCAAGCAGGCGGATATAAAGATCGGTATGTTAATATAACAGTACGCTGTTATGTAAATGAAGAAAATTCAGTAGAAGCTCTCGACGAGCTGCTAGAAGACGTAGAAACTGTGTTAGAAGATAATAGCAGACTTAGATACTATGATAGAAACGGTCTAGAGCAGTTCACTCAGCAAATCTCAATCATCAGTATAGATACAGATGAAGGGGTATTAGATCCTTTAGGAGTAGCAGAGATACTAATAGAGGTTCGATATTAGAAACGACTGGCACGAACAAACGTTCACGACCAAGTCTTTTCAAAGTTCATAGGAGATAAACTATGGCTCAACAATTATATTTTAGTAGAGACTCGAAAATGTTCGTCGAGTTCGGCGGCGTAGATACTAGTACTACTCGTACAGTGGGAGCACTATGGGAAGTGCCTATTCTTGATGGATTTAGCTTTTCTCAAGCAACAAACTCTTCTGAGATTACTCTTGCAGAGATGGAAAGTACCGGTGGTACTAGTCGTCGAGGTCGTCGACTTTTTAACGACTCTCTTGCTCCTGTAGAATGGTCTTTCAGCACTTACATGCGACCCTTCAAGTCAGCAGGAGGCGGAAATGCAAATGATGCGGATAGTGCTGCAGAAGTCCATTCCGTAGAGGAAGCTTTTTGGGCGTTAATGGCGTGTGCAGATACTTATACTGCAAATTCATTTACTCGTACTGCAAACGCTGTTGCAGGGCCTGTTGTTACCCCAGCTGCTGGATCTGAGACAATTACTTTTGCAGAGAGTAACCGCTCAGTAATGCCTACATGTACTTTGTACTTTTTTATAAATACTGCAGCAGATAACCCTGTTGTGTATAAGATAACGAATGCGGCTGTAAACGAGGCAGGGATTGATTTTGATGTGGATGGTATTGCAACTATCAATTGGTCGGGCTTCGGAAAAGAAATTACAGACTTTAGTGGTTCAGTACACAGGGATGCAACTCTACCTGTATATACAGATACTACTGTTGATACTACTACTATTGCAAAGGGAGATATTTGGATTGACTCTGACAATGATGATGCTTTTCATCTAATGAGCAATGTAACCAATTCGTCCGAGGCATCAGTACAAGCAATTGACGAAGGCACTTCTGCTACGAATAACTTTATTCGTAATCGTTTGACACAGCTTGCTATTACTGCCGACGATACGACTACTTTTCCCGGCGCTTCTAGTAACGGAGTATACACTTTGACGCTTACGGGCGGAAATATCACCATTACAAATAATCTAACTTATCTTGTACCAGAAGAGCTAGGTCTTGTAAATAAGCCTATTGAAAATATTACGGGTGCACGTTCAATTTCAGGTAGTTTTACTTGTTATCTTGCTTACGAGGACACAGGAAATAATGGAACATCAACAGACTTCTTTAATGATTTGACAACCAGTGCTTCGTTGGAGCAGGTAGTAAACAAATTTGATCTTATTTTTAAAGTGGGAGGTTCCACCACAGATAACTCTGTTCCCGCAGTACAGTTTCATCTAGATAAAGCACATATTGAGATCCCCTCGCACTCTATTGAAGATGTTATCTCACTAGAAACTAGTTTCCACGGACTGGGCGACTCGATTGGAGATACAGACGAGGTAGCAATTACCTACTACGGACCTACTCCTGCTTAATATAGTACTCACTATTTGCTACTAACCCGCTTCGGCGGGTTTTTTCGTTAAGGTACTAAAAAATATTTCTTGACATTTCTCCTAGTGTTCGATATAATATCTCTATTAATTTCATAACAGCTTTAAAAGGATAAAAAATGAGT